GTCCATAAACTCGTATTCAAATTCAAACCGTTTTCTATTGAGTGAAAATTTTTTCATGTCCGCTCCTCTTATGCAGTGATGTCACTGAAGTATTTGAGTGTGAAGTTGTCGTTACCGTTTGTCGGTCGGCAGAGGTACTCCTTCTCCACCGCATACACACCGCTCTCGTCATTCGTTCCAGGCGTTGTCGCAACTTTAGCTTTTGGAACCTGTAGCGACCAGATAACAGCATCTTGCGTGTCTTCGAAATCCACGCTAACGGCAATCTCGCTACCGTTTACCAACGCATCGAACCCCTCTTCGAATTCGCCGCTTGAGAGGTAGGCTTTGACTTTTAGCGTATGCTTCGCACCTTTGATCACAACAATTTTGTTTGTATCGATGAGAACGGGAGGCATATCGGTTTCAAGCGTTGCGCTGAAGTCGATATTGAGCGGATCAACGATATGCCCATCCACGGTCACACCGGTGTTGATACCGTCTGTCGTAGAGAGCACGCTCGCAACAGGTTTGACCGGATCGACAAGTGTGTTGGACTCGCCTGTAATAATATCCTTGACATAGCCCGTTACTTCGAACTTCAGTTCCGTCTCGCCGCCTCGTGCAACGCTGATACCCATCGAAGCCGAAGCTTTCTCTATAAGTATAGTCTGATCGACACGCCGGATGCGTAGTTCCCCTTTTCCTTCGCCGTTGGAGTTCGGTGTAAAGTCGAACACTTTCTTTCCGCCAACTGCAGTCCCTTCGACCATCGTCAGGTTGGCGAGCTTGAGCATATCGATCACGCCGCCGCTAATCGTTGTACTCTCATCCACCTTACCAAGTACGGTCGTGAAGCTAAACGAAACCTTTTTGTTTTTACTCGCAAAGATCACATCTTGCTGTGCAAAGGTGTTTGACATTGGATTGGTGTCTGTCGAATCGACCTCGATGTTTAGGTCGATGTCTCTTTCTGTTTTGTAGATTGGACCGTTAGAGACCGCTTGCGATCCGTCGTTTGTTACCTCTACGGTTACGCCTGTAAGTACCATTGTTTCTCTCCTTAGTTTTTAAATGCGTCTATCGTCGCTTCTATGAGCAAAATATCACTTCGTAAGTTCTCTATCTCTTTTTTTGTTCCAAGAAACTTCAACTTCCCGCCGCTTTGTGTGTAGTGCCTCAAAAAGTCGGCTATGAGCGCTTGAGTGATGCTTTGCTCTTTGGTTATGATCGCAAACACCGCCAGATACTGCGCGTGGTTGCCCTCTATCGCTTCGCTTTGGGTGCGCACCACCTCGTAAGCCTCCAGATGGGCATCGCAAAGCGTGCGTATGGCAACGAGTGCTTCGTTTTCGTTCATCGTGCTACTCCTATGTAGAGTTCGAGACCATCTTCGCTTTGGTCGAAGTTGATGATTTCGCGCGTTTTACCCTCGATCTCGATCGTATCGCCAAGCGAAACGCTTGCAAGTTCGCTTGTGCGCACTTTGTACACAAGCATCTCGCCACTCTCTACAACATAGTTCTTCTCTTGGATGAGCGTGATGGTTTGTGTTTGTGAAGCGGATGTGTAGGTGGCATCGATGCCGAATGTTCTATACACCTCTTCAAGCACACGCTGCGACTGCTCCAAAAAAGACATCTACTCTATGTCTCCCTCTTCGGCAGCTTTCATCTCCGCATCAATTGCTTCAATGATCTGCGCCTTTGTCCAGCTTGAAGGAACCTCTATGCCAAGATCTGCCGCAGCCTCTACAAGATCGGCTTTGGACATCTTCTCAAGAGACTCCTCGTCATCGACTTCGATCGTTACATCGGTTTTTTCCTCAATCTCGACCACTTTCCCCATAGATATAAGCGTTTTGGCTTCCTCTTTTGGCACTTCTACCTCTTCGCCTGCTGTGAGCCTTTTTCCTGGATATACCGTGCTTCTTAGAACTTTAACCAACATTTCTTACCTCCTAAAGTATCGCATCTTCGATGATTGCAAAACTCTCTGCGCGTCTTACACCGACATCGTAAAATTGATCTGCCGTGATCTCGACCATTCCCTCTTTTTTGCGGGTGTATGGATCGACGATAAGGTCGATACCGCCCCAAAACGCGATGATAAGGTCGGCGAAGTTACCGAAAGTGATGTTGCTAAGCCCGGTTCCTGTTCCTTTTGTAAGGTTGGATGGTACTTGGTTGCTGACTCTATAGTTGTAGCCGTTGATCATGTTGCCATCGGCGATGTAGATAGCCTGACCCGCCTCTTTCGGCTTGGTTTTGACATAGCCGCGCCCTTTGGCGTTTAAGAGGTACTGCATGTTGTCCACATCGGCGTTGTCGATGGAGATCTCGGTTTCAAGCTTGACAAAATCGCCCCAAGTCGGCGCGCCGCCGTCCGCTCCAAGTTCTACAAGTCCGACACCGGTCGTGTGGCGGATACCTACAGGTGTGTTGCCGCTGCCGTCGGCGTTGAGTGCGTTCCAGTCGATCTTGAGCGCGATCTGCGTCATCAGGTCGTTTTGGATAAGTCGCTCGATGTCGAGTGAGCTTTGAGCAAGCAGCTGCTTGGAGTACGGCACCGTACCACCAGCGCGTCTTGGAGCGAGCTCCAAGTTCCCAAACTCGATGTCGCTTGTACCCATCGCCTCTGTTTCGGCGAGGTTCTGGATTGTCGAGCTTGTAAGCTGTCTCGGGATCGAGATGTTTCCGGTTAGTCCGGTAAGGATCGTCGCCGCTTGCATCACCGCCGAGCGGTTGCGAAGCATGTTGATAAAGTTGCTTGCAAGCATGTCGGTCGCTACCGTCGCGCTGCCCGTTCCCGCAACTACCGTCATATCACGCCCGAGTACATCAAACGGCACAAGTATCCCTTGCGCTTGAACACCGCTTTTTTTCTGCGCTTCGAGCGAAACCTCGAACTCGTACCCAGCCGCATCTTGCGCTCTTCTGTCGTTTGGGTTGGCAAGCGCGTTGAGTGCGCGAAGGAGTGAGTACTCCTTGACCTCTTTTTCATCCATACCGATAAAGCCCGCTTTCGTATCGACCGGCTGTCCCGGCTTAAGCGTGTCAAGGATTTGCGCTCTGAACTGATCGACGCTCACTCCCTTTTCGACTGCGTCTGCTACAAGCTCACGCTTGCCAAACGAGTCGGCTATGGCTGTGATCTCCTGGATGCGCTCCATCTCCTTTTGCCTTGCTTCTTTGGCGATCGCTTTTACATCGACCTCCGGGGCTGATTTGGTTTGTGGATTTTCCACCGGTTTTTTCTCTTGTGGCATTGTCTGCTCCTTTGTTTGGTTTTGATTTGGTTTTGGTTCTAACTCTCTACCGACGCCGACGGTATCATCCGCCGGAACCGATACAACGCTGATTTCGTAAGGCTCCCAGTCGGTCACCCTGTATACATCTTCGCCGTCTCGCTCCTCGATGAGCTTGTAGTTATGGATGATATAACCGACGGAGATTTTCGTTCTTATCCCGTCAAGCACATCCTGGAAGATCTCCTCCGCTCTTGCCGAACGGGAGAAGCGAACAGTCGCACGCGCCACCCTATCATCATCGAGACGGACATTCTCCACGACCCCTATCTGGTCGCGCATGTTATGGTCGGCTAAAAGCGGCGCTTTGTTTTTGAGCCTGTCAAGGCGGATTTCTCCATGGGAATGTCCTAAAATCTCTATACCCCACCATCGTTTGTACTCCTCCTCGCTGGAAAATGCTATCTCTACCGTTCTTTGCTCTTTGTCGGTTTTGTCACGGCTGAGCGTAAAAGAGCGGCTCTCTTTACTGTTCTTCTGTATTGGCATCGTTTGTCTCCTTTAGTAGATCTAAAAGCTCGGCATCGCTCATCGTCGTTATGCCGAACTTCTCTCGCAGTTTTTGGTCCTTTTGTATCTTGGCGTACACATCCTCGATCTCGTAGCCCATCTCATTAGCTACCATTGACGGCGACTTGAGCCCAGCTTTTATGGCAAGGATGTTGGCTTGCATATCTTTAAGCGGATCAACCCACGCCCATCTGCGCCCCATAAAGGTCGATTTTTTGTACTTTTTGAGCTTGGAAAAGGGCAGATCGAGCACCCCGTAAAGCATTGCTTGGGTTAAAAAGTCCTCATAGACCGGCTTTAAAACCCGCTCTATAAGCCACTGTTGTAGTGCTATCCAATGGCTTCGCTCCTCAAGCACGCCGGAGCGGATCGAGGAGTAGTTCACACCCTCAAGGTCGTTTGCAAGGTTGTGGTAGCTGACATTCAGACCACTGGCAATGGTTTGGAGCACCTTTTTCTCAAAGTCCTTGAACGCCGTTGTCGGGTGGGTCGGATCGAACTGCTTGAAGTCCCAGCCATCTGGAAGTATCTCGAACATCCCCGGTGTTACCTCTTGGATGACATCATCCCCGCTGTTACCCTCACTGTCCTCAAACTGATCTCCAGCCGGCTTTATGTAAAAGCCCCCTTTTGCAGCACCCAAACGAGCTGCTACAAGCTCCGCTTCTTCATAGCCTTTGAGCATCTTCATATCGGTCATAACGGAGTGCATCCACGGCACGCCGCGGCTTTGGGAGATGCGGTCCTGGATAAAAAGATGGATGATCTCCTCAGCTTCAACGCGGATGATCTCTTGAGAAAGGGAGGAGTATTCGCCCGGATGGTGTTTGTAGAGGTGGTAGGCTATGGGCTTGCCCCAGTCGTTGTACTCCACACCCATTTTGATATTGCGCTGTTTGTCGTTGAGGGTCTCGACGAGATGATCCGCTTCTATGAGCTGGAGGGCGTAGCCAAATGGGTTGTCGTAGTTTTTTACACGGCGGATGAGCACTTCGCCATCTATTACCACACTTCCGATGGCAACGCTGAGGAACTGTCGCAGGGAGTATTTGCCCGTTACATCGCAACTTGCGGAAAACTCTGCAAACTTCTCCTCTATCGTTGCGGCGGCTTTTTCATCTGCTGTGACATTGAGCCGAAATCCGTCCGCACCGACGACATTGTTGATGACGAGTGTTTTGAAGCGCTTGATGATGCTGTAGTTGCGCTCCAGATCGCGCGATCTGGCGCGAAGTGCTGTAAGTGAGGTTTGCAGCAGCGCGTCGGCTGTAGCGTTGCCCACACCCCAAGCGCCGAAAAGGTCGCTGTTTTTCGCCGCTTCGTAGTTGCGGCGTTTGATGGGGGCTTTTGTTTGCCTGAGCCGTTTTGGAGCGTTTTTTACAAGCGCTCTTGACTTTTTCGACTTGCGCGCCATTACACAAACCTCGTATGGAGTCTTTGAAAGG